TTACTTTTTTAGCAGCCAGTCGTCCATCTCCAGTCTTACCCCCAGCACAGACAAACATCCGTCAATAAACCCTTCGGCTATCTGCATCTCAATTCGTATTGCTTTTTCGCTTTTCTTTCTCGTCCTGGCTATCTGTCTTTTTGATATTCGCAACAAATAATGAGCAATGAGAAGCGAATACTCCTCAGGTTTTTTCTGCTTCAGACGAGCAAGACAGTTTTCAATGATAAGTCCGTCATCATCGCAGCAGGCCGGACGTGGTTTAGTGGCAGATGGTAAAAGTCCTTTGAATCCGGCAGCGATCGGAGAATAGTCCACCCCGGTGTTACCACTTGCCGCCCATGCCCCCCAGCGTTCAAGAACCATCTGAATATCACGCATCAACTTTCTCCACAAAATCAGGACAGCACACCAATCGCCAGTGCGCGATCGATAAAACGAAATATCAGCTCCAGTTGGGAACCATACTTCTCTTCAAATGCCACGGTATCCGCATGCAGTTCGTCATGGTGTTTTCTGCACAAAGGCAACACAAAAAGGTCATGCGCTTTTGTACCCATTCCACCCTGACCATGACCAATCAGGTGATGCGGATCGTCGGCTGGCTTACCACAACATGCACACGGCTGCGTCTTAACCCAGCGCGTGTACTTTTCATTAACCCAGCGACGACGTTTGGGGCGTAACATAAAAGACTCCGGCGACTCCGGATCCACTTTCAGCGCCAGCACCTTTTTCGCTTTATCCTGGATAATGCTGGTGGCAGGAACCGAAGGCACAAGGTCACTCTCCCGGGTGACAGACGGCAAAACAGGCTTCGGTAATCTCAGGGCCTTACGGGCTGCACTTTCCGGTAAGGCATCCGCCAGGTCATTACGAACCAGCCACCAGCACAGTTCTGGCATTGTCACAACGTGACTGTCATCAAAACCAAGATCACGGCGCACAACAGACAACACCCAGCGGGCACAGTTATCCGTTGCCATTGATTCCAGCCGTTCCGTGAACTGATCGCGCAGCTGGTTATCGCAGTGCCAGCACAGACGGATTGCGCCCGGCGCGTGCCGCATTGTGGTCATGTTCTCGCTGTGCCATCCGGAATGAGGCCACTGACAGCCCTTTTCACGAAGTAACCAGCTTTCAAGACATTCCACGCCACCAGCACGACGAATAACTGCCTCATTGCGGAACACGGCCCGAACGGCAGGATCATCCGCTAACGGTTGTGATGCAGCCGGAACGGCACCACTGGCGAAAGATGAATAACGTTCCGGCTCAGGCTCCAGCAGGACACGCCCCTGCATAAACAAGGGCATCAGCTCTGAACCTGGCCTGAACAATACGATCCCCATACGCGGGGCAATTTCAGGGGTCAGTAGTGCTCTCACGGTCACCTCAATGAACGGTATCGAGCAGCTTTAACAGCTCAGGGAATCGGGATTCGAAGAAATGCGGCTGCGTCTCGCGCGGATTTGCGGGACTGGTGATGTTCTTGCCGAACATGCAACCTTTCGCTGTCAGCGACCAGAATTTTTTGATGTTGTTAATCGCGGTACGGCTGTATCGTTCGCGTTGTTCAACGATCCCCAGCTTCGCCATCTGGTGATATGCCTGATTAGCCGTCAGGCGGATACCATACTGCTTCAGCAGTGCACTCAGCGACAGCGTCGGGCGGCTTGAGCCATCAGGCGCGTCAGCAGGTGCATCAATGGCATAGCGCGGTGCCAGATTCGGTAAGCCAACAGCCTCCTGGAGTTTCTGACAGGCCCCAAGCACAGATGAGTTAGACAGATTTAACTCCCGGCGCATAAAGTCCAGCAGAATCACGCCAGCCTGCATCTTGTCAGCAGCCTGTCCGGATAACTTTTCCGGCGCGCTGGTTACCATATCGAAAGTACGGATCACCTTCAGATGGAATGACGGGCTGATCCACATTGCATAGGCATACACCAGTTCCTTACAGACATACGTTCCCCGTTCATTTCCCCCATGAATCACACTCACCGGGTCAACACCCAAATTCTGGGTGTTGGTTAATTCATGAACAAGCTCAACAGTTTGTTGGCTGGAAAGAAACTTTCCTGGCTCCTTGGTTCTGGCATTTGCACCAGATGCTACTGCTGCGCGATGCAGATCGTTCAGGCTGTAACGCCCATAAGCATCACGACGAACTTCAATACCATCAATGACCATCAGATTATTCATACTTCGTTTCTCCTCTTGATCAGGCAGCTGCACCCGCCGTTTTCTCGTACTTACTGATAGTGATCTCGACCTTCCCTTCCGGGATAACCGGTCCCCACTCCACCAGCATTCTTTTCACCTGACTGTCGTCTTCCCACACACCCGCGTGGGTCAGGGCGTCAAACAGTGCCTTGTTATAGTTGTCCAGATCGCGGATCCGGTTATCCGGAGGAAACAACACGATCTCCACTGAAGCAGGTGCCGACGTTGGTTTTGGCAGACGACGTAACTGCTCAACTATTGCTGCACACGCCGCGCTCTGAAATTTTCGCCCCGCCGCGCTTATCAGGCTCTTACCAGCAAATGCCCCTTTGTTGGGGTGTCGCCAGTACGTGTTCACGCTGGGCGGGAAAGGAAGGATCAACTTCATACTTTCAGGCCCCTCTCATGTAACCAGTAGGCTGCACGCAGCCTGGCGTTTTCCTCACCGGCAAGCAGTGAGCGGATAATCCCGACCGCCTCGCTGTCGTCGTCCTTCACCGCGGTATGAAGCGTTATCCCCCGGGCCACGCCACGCTTTATCGTGATGACGCCTTTTTTCTCCAGTGCGCGAAGATGCTCCACCGCTGCATTCACCGAACGGTATCCCAGCATGGTTGCCACCTCCTGATTGGTTGGCGGAAAGCCACGCTCTTTCTGATAAGAAATCAGCATATCCAGCACCTGCTGCTGGCATTGAGTTAACGTCGTCATGCCGCCATCTCCCTGACCAGTTTTTCCGCCTGCTGGCGAACCTGCGCCAGAAAGGCCTCACCACATGCCTCAAGTTCATCGCGCCCGATGTAGCTGATTGCCGGTCCCTTCCAGGTCTTGTCGAAAACAGCAATAGCACCAGCGAAGAAAGCGCCTGTCGGTACCTGCTTCTCGTCTTTCGGGATAAACCAGACAGGCAGTTCAAAACCAATACGCCCGCGAATAAAAGCAATATGATCTGCATCTTCCGGCCACCACACTTCGCTGGTGGCAGCTTTAATCAGGAAAACATAGCGCCCGCCTTTATCACGCATGGCACTGGCATGCTTCATGATGTAACGCATGCCGGTGATGTATTGCCCCTCATGCTGACTGGCGCGGCTGTATGGGGGATTACCAAAGGCAGCACCTTTAAGCTCCGCAAGACGTTCTGACCAGTCATGCGCCAGCGCGTTGTCTTCCGCCGTGTAATACGCGGCACATTTGGCGTTATCACCGTCAGTGAACAGATCCAGAACAAACGGACCAAACAAGGTGTTAATTCCCCAGAAAATGTTGTCCGGCGTGCGCCACTGATCGCCCACTTCCTTCAGTTCATGGGCTGGTTTGTTCCGCAGTTCTACCAGCGCCTGGCAATATTTATTACTCATTAAGCCCCCACGTAAAAAGCATCCGCAATGTCTCCGGAAGTACAGCCCGGATGGGCTTCAATGAATTTCTGAACTTCATTCAAAAGACTCATGATCACCCCCTGAATCCTGCCGGGATCTGGCTGTAGTCCACGTTGTCGTAACTGGCTTTGAAGTACGGGTCCTCACGTCCGACTACAGATACCGCAGGAACTTCCCAGGATTCTTCGAAATGACGATCCGGACCAAAGAACGTGACAGCCTGTTTCACAAATTGTGTGCCGCTGTTACCCATCGCAGATACCCAGCCCGCGTAGCGTTTCACACCTTCCAGCATGGTTTCGGGGTTTACCCCCTCATTCAAACGGGCTTTCCAGGCTTTGAAGGCTGCAGATTTTGAATTGCCACCAGCACGTTTGGGATATGCCAGCCATGCCTGCTCAAACTCCGGAGAGTATTCCGGTCGGTTTGAACGAACTCGCACAGACTCATCAGCAGATGCACCAACAGCTATTGGTTCATTGACTGGTTCTTTGACTGGTTCAAAAGAGTGACTGGTTCTGGGTGAATCTCCTGCACTACCCCCTGGTGCAACTCCTGCACTACCTGGTGAATTTGCTGCACCAGATAGTGAATTATTTGCACTACCCCCTAGTGAATCTCCTGCACCATCAAGATGAAGGAGATAGATATTACTTGAGTTACCTTTTTCACCTTTCCGGGTGACTTTTTTTACCAGCCCGGACTCACAAAGGGCCGCAATATGATTCATCACAGAACGTTTGCTAATCTCGCACTGGTCAGCAATATGCTGGTAGCTGGGCCAGCACTCACCCTGATCGCTGGCATTATCAGCCAGCTTGATCAGAACCAGTTTTCGCAATGGATTACCCACTCGAATTTTCATCGCTTTAACCATCAGCTCCATACTCATGCTGCACCTCCGAGATGCTTCATGTTTTTTCCGGAGCGAAAGGCTATAAGCGGCATACTGACGCGGTAATTACGGCCCAGCGGTTCACAAATCACCTTCTGACATTCACGGTCAACCAGGCTAACACGTAGAACATGCCCTGCAGGCGTGGTGTACCACTGACCCGGACGAGGACAACGGAAAGTCTGATTGGTAAAACGTTTGAAAATATTCCGGATCATTTGCGCCCCCTTGCCTCTGAAGGGTTCAGCGACAAATTTATGAGGCAGGCCAGCGCCGAAGCATCATTAATATAGTCATATAAGCTAACAGCCAGCGGAGATTCGGCTTTTGCCAACATAGGATAAAGCTGCTGCAGCCAGACCTGATGAATTGATGAAATGTAGGAACAGAGAACGCTGGCGTTATGTGCAACGTCGCTCGGTACAGCGGGCTTTGAAAGCTGTTTCTCCATCAGGTTAAAGGCGTTGATGTATGCCTCTTTGAACCGGGCAGCACGTTTACCAGTGAAGCCCATGGCAAGAAACGCAAAACCGTCGCGGGTGATTTGATAGCAGGGAAGTTTGCGAGTACCGCCGTTGGGCTGGCGTACCAAAATTGATGTCTCCGCAAAATTGCGGGCACAAAACTCTGGAGAACAATCCAAAATGCGGATCTTTTTCAGAACATCGTCATGACGTTTAGAGAAGAAGTCAGCAACAGCCAAAGAAGATGTAACAGCCTGACCATCAACGATGGCAATTTCAGGTTGAGAGAGGGTTGGGAGAGTAGTCATAGTGACAGCCCCGGTAGTCAGTTTTTTAGAAAACTCACCACATGGGACGCCAATCACAGAGGTGGTGAGACGTACAGGGTTGGCGTTACCGGAGACTACCGAACCCGGCCCGACCGAAGTCGGCCCTGTACGCCCCACCATAATTTGGGCGTAGCAATGCTCATGACACGAAAAAACCGCATGAGCGCGGTTATGCTCAGTAATCAATTTCAGGACGCCAATCCCGGCACCCGCTTTATAAGGTGCCGGTACAGTGTAACGTCCCGGAATTGCAGAATCAATATGCTGCTGGTCCTTCACACTCAACAAAATCACGCCTGAATTTCCACAAAGGACTAAAGCACTCATGCGGGTAGTCTTTGCGAAGATAGATAACGCGCTGTGTTTCTGGCTCCCAACGAATAACATGAACATAAAGTCCTCTTCCGTCACGAAACCAGCGGTTAAGTTCCTGCACAACTCGCCCCCCACAGTCAGGTAAAGTTCTCTGTGGTTACTTACAGCCAGGTGATTTGGTAATCTGCATTCATGCCGTAACAACAGGTGTGCAGCGACACTGACCACCAGCTGTTGCGACAAACGGTTATTTGCCGTTAAACTGTTCATGCGTTAGTTTCTCCACAGACACAAAACGCCACGACGCCCGGAGCTGCACACTCGCGGGCGTCACTCTTTTCTGGAGCGCAGAAAATTTTGTAGACCAGTGCCGCATGCTCCTGGAGCTTCGAAATTGACAGATACAACTCATCATTCATTGCTGTCTGCTCGTGTGGCTCCACTACCCCATCTTCGATTGCCGAACGAATCTGCTTTGAGTAACTCCCGATCTGTTCGATGACTTCCAGCAGGCGCTGGTTTATATCGGCGTTCTCCACTTCCTCAATGTCAGGAAGCGATACAAACACCCCATCAGCAGACTGTGCGACAGCATCCGCAATGTAGTGAGTGCCAGCCGCGCGCTGTAAAATCATTGCCCATCCCAGCGGGAAAATCTGATCGCCATCGGCACGAAGGCGATTGAATAAAGCGTTCTCTGTTACATCCAGCCACTCAGCTGCTTCAGCGTAACCACCCGGCAACGCCGCGATAGTTTTTCTGACCGCTTTCACGTACCACTCAGGCTGTTTTTCCACTTTCCAGTGATGCTTACCCACGGCTTACCTCCTTTTCCTGTGGTTTTAACTCATTCCGGTTTTGACTAGATTGAAAGCGAGCAGGATAGAGAATCTGCATTTCGCTGATTTCTCCCTTAAAAAAATTGGCCAGACGCTCTGCCAGATCGATAGATGGAATTTGTTCCAGTCTCTCAATACGACTCAGCGTCGCTGGATTAACCTGAACACCCGCAGCAACATGCTGCAAAGTAAATCCGTGCGCCTTACGCACATTTCGTAATGGTGATTGCATATAACCTCCACATATTGCGTGATAAGCATATTATTTCACGCAAATATTTTGCGCAAGTTGATTTGCTTAACGCGCAATAAAGAAATGTAATAAACGCATGAACATAGGAAATCGAGTCAGACAACTTCGCCAGGCGAAGAACATGAAAATCGCCGATCTCGCTGAAGCAATAGGAGTGGATGCGGCGAATATCTCACGCCTGGAAACAGGTAAGCAGAAACAATTCACTGAACAAGCCCTGAGTAATATTGCCAGGAGCTTAGGTGTTGATATTGCAGATCTCTTTACCTCAGACTTCAAAAGTAATACTGTATGTAAAAACAGTACTGGTGAGGATGTTGCGCAGGTGAAGGATGTATTCCGTATTGAAATGCTGGATGTCAGTGCCAGTGCGGGAAATGGCCTTATCCAGGGCGGTGATGTCATTGATGTGATTCATGCCATTGAATACATAACTGATAATGCTGTATCGATGTTTGGAGGACGACCAGCCAATCACATTAAAGTTATCAACGTTCGTGGGGACAGTATGTGTCCAACCATTGAGCCAGGAGATCTCATCTTCGTTGATATCAGTATCAATCAGTTTGATGGGGATGGTATCTATGTGTTTGGTTTTGATGATAAAATTTATGTCAAACGACTGCAAATGATACCTGACAAACTACTGGTGATTTCTGATAACCAGATTTACCGTGAATGGGGAATTACCAGCGAAAACGAACACCGGTTTATGGTCTTTGGGAAGGTCTTAATCAGTCAGTCACAAACCCTTAAGCGACACAATTAACCCCGACCTCCTCATCAATTAGCCACCAGAAGGTGGCTTTTCATCACCCATCATATTGCGCATCTCGCAACAAAACACTTGCATAATGCGCAATTTCATTTTATCTTTCTTTCCAGACCAACAAACAAGGTCCTAACAAAATTTGGTTGTAACACGGCGTATGGCACATGCGTCGTTAGCGGTCTGGGGACGTTAAAGGGGACAATCCACTCCTTGCTCGGGCAAACAAACCAGGTAGCCGGAATGTGCAAGTCAATGATGATGCTGATAAGACGCCTAACCAGCGTGGCGGTTCGGTTTGACACCTGGGAAGAGACCAGGGTGCAACGATGAGGGCATTTATGGAACCACGACAAAGTGTGGTGCCGTAACTGGCTAAGTGCTCTCAGCGTTGTGGTAATCCGCGAAATGGCGCGGCGGTAAGTATGGCGGGGTTACTCTTTCCCCGTTGAGGACACCGGATTGTCAGGTTGACCATACGCCTGAGTGACAACCCCACCACAACAGCCACTGCTTTGGCGGTACCAGTTTGTACACTTGCTTCCGGCTGGTACCGCTCTTTTTACAAAACAGAGAAGAGCATCACCGGGCGACGGGCTCATAACCCAATCCATCCGGGCGGCTGCCACCGCAGGTGTTCTTCTCTGTTTTGTGGAGAAACCAACCGACCTTGCAGGGTCGATATGATGAGGAGCAGCAAAATGGCTAGCGAACGCAGTACTGATGTGCAGGCATTTATCGGGGAGCTGGACGGCGGCGTATTTGAAACCAAAATCGGCGCAGTTCTCAGTGAAGTCGCTTCAGGTGTGATGAACACGAAAACCAAAGGTAAGGTCTCACTCAACCTGGAAATCGAACCATTTGATGAGAACCGTGTGAAAATCAAACACAAACTCTCATATGTTCGCCCGACTAACCGCGGGAAAATTTCCGAAGAAGACACCACCGAAACGCCGATGTATGTCAATCGCGGTGGTCGCCTGACTATTCTGCAGGAAGACCAGGGACAATTACTGACTCTTGCCGGTGAACCTGACGGAAAACTCCGCGCAGCAGGTCATTAATATCGTTCTTAATTAACCGATTATTTATCTCATCACTGAATATCTTTATATAGTGAGGACTTATTATGTCTCAGAACTTAGACGCAACCGCAATTAATCAAATCCATGCCCTTATTTCTGCTCAGGGTGTTAATGAAATTATCAGTAATATTGGTGCCGATGCTGTGGCATTGCCTGAGAATTTCCGCATTCATGATCTGGAAAAATTTAATTTAAATCGCTTCCGTTTCCGTGGTGCGCTTTCCACTGCCAGCATCGATGACTTTACCCGTTATTCTAAAGATCTTGCAGATGAAGGCACCCGCTGCTTTATCGATGCCGATAATATGCGAGCAGTCAGTGTGCTTAACCTGGGTACTATTGATGAACCAGGTCACGCAGATAACACCGCCACTCTCAAACTGAAAAAGACAGCACCGTTCTCTGCTCTGTTGTCTGTTAATGGCGAGCGTAACTCCCAGAAGTCACTGGCAGAATGGATTGAAGACTGGGCCGACTACCTTGTGGGCTTTGATGCTAATGGTGACGCTATTCAGGCAACAAAAGCGGCTGCGGCTGTCCGTAAAATCACGATTGAAGCAAACCAGACCGCTGATTTTGAAGATAATGACTTCAGCGGCAAACGCTCCCTGATGGAGTCTGTCGAAGCGAAGACCAAAGATATTATGCCAGTGGCATTTGAATTTAAATGCGTTCCGTTTGAAGGTCTGAAAGAACGTCCATTTAAATTACGCCTCAGCATTATCACTGGCGATCGTCCTGTACTGGTTCTGCGCATTATTCAGCTGGAAGCAGTGCAGGAAGAAATGGCTAACGAATTTCGTGATCTGCTTGTTGAGAAATTCAAAGACAGCAAAGTAGAAACCTTTATTGGTACTTTCACCGCCTGATTTCATTACTGCAAATGCCCCTGCGGGGGCATTTATGGAAACGTAATTAACTCAATAATCGCCGGATGGTGAGGGCTTCCTTTTACCAGAATTCAGAGCGGTGCAGCGCATATACGTGGAGAACAAAATGTCATTTATTAAAACTTTTTCCGGGAAGCATTTTTATTATGACAGGATAAATAAAGACGACATCGTTATTAACGATATCGCGGTTTCTCTTTCAAATATCTGTCGCTTTGCAGGACATCTTTCACATTTCTACAGCGTCGCCCAACATGCGGTGCTTTGCAGCCAGCTGGTACCGCAGGAATTTGCTTTTGAAGCATTAATGCATGATGCAACAGAAGCGTATTGCCAGGACATCCCCGCGCCACTGAAACGCCTTCTTCCTGACTATAAACGGATGGAAGAAAAAATAGACGCCGTAATCCGTGAGAAATACGGGTTACCCCCGGTGATGAGCACGCCCGTGAAATATGCCGATCTCATCATGCTGGCAACCGAACGCCGCGATCTCGGGCTTGATGATGGCTCTTTCTGGCCTGTACTGGAAGGTATCCCGGCAACAGAGATGTTCAAAGTTATTCCACTGTCGCCAGGCCATGCCTATGGGATGTTTATGGAGCGTTTTAACGAGTTATCGGAGTTACGCAAATGCGCATGAATGTTTTCGAAATGGAAGGGTTTCTTCGCGGGAAATGTGTACCACGAGATCTGAAAGTGAATGAAACAAATGCTGAGTACCTGGTGCGTAAATTTGATGCGCTTGAAGCTAAATGTGCAGCACTGGAAAACAAAGTAATACCAGTGTCAGCTGAACTGCCGCCAGCGAATGAAAGTATTCTGTTATTTGATGCTAATGGAGAAGGCTGGCTGATTGGCTGGCGTTCTCTCTGGTATACATGGGGGCAAAAAGAAACCGGAGAATGGCAGTGGACATTTCAGGTCGGGGACCTTGAAAACGTCAATATCACTCACTGGGCAGTAATGCCAAAAGCACCGGAGGCTGGAGCATAATGACCACATTTACCGATAAAGAACTGATTAAAGAAATCAAAGAACGAATCAGCAGCATGGACGTGCGAGATAATGTTGAGCGCCGTGCTTATGAAATTGCTCTGGCATCGCTGGAAGAGGATCCGGTGGCATGGCTGCATTCAGACAATGGCTTAGGTATTCCGGCAATAACCAGGAGTAAAAACATTGCTGACAGTTGGTTATCAAAGGGCTGGTATGTTCAGCCGCTATATATAGCCAAGCCAGTGCCGGTGGTGCCAGATGCTCGTCCATCTTTAAATAATGGCATAGTCGGTTTTGATGAAGGCTGGAACGCCTGCCGAGCTGCCATGCTCTATGGTGCCGTACCTGCAAGCCAGGCTTACAAGTTGCCACAAACGCAGTTTAAACAGGTTGCTGACCTCTACGAAATGCAATTTGATGACGGTCGCACTTGTACCTTTCACACTGATGCGCAAAAGGCTGTGCAATGGCTTCAGGCGTGCGACGGAAACAGGGTTCAGGAATACGTTAAGCTGGAACGATTGCAGAACGCACTGTCTGGCAACTCTCCGGTAACTCCGGATGGTTGGGTTATGGTGCCGAAGAGACTAACAGCCGAGAACGGCGCTAAGGGGGCGCTATCCGGTGAATTTTCAGAAACTACGTTTATAAGCTGCCTGGAATGCTTTGGCGATGATGATTGCGATACCTGTGACGGGAGCGGACGTATTGAAATTAAAGTGCCAGTCACGTGGTCGACCATAAAATCTATCTGGGATAAAGGTATCGAGTATTTTGCAGCAAAACCATCACAAGAGGTGAAGTGATGAACAACTTAATGATCGACCTTGAGACGATGGGGAAAAATAAGGATGCACCGATCGTTTCCATTGGCGCGGTGTTCTTCACCCCAGAAACAGGAGACATCGGACAAGAATTCTATACGGTTGTCAGCCTAGACAGTGCTATGAAGCAAGGAGCTACACCTGACGGCGATACCATCCTGTGGTGGTTGAAACAGAGCTCTGAAGCACGAGCTGCAATCTGTATTGATGATACTTTGTCGATCAGCGATGCACTCTCTGAACTGAGCCATTTCATTAATCAGCATGCAGACAATACAAAATATTTAAAAGTCTGGGGTAACGGGGCCACCTTCGACAACGTAATTTTACGTGGAGCTTACGAGCGAGCAGGACAAATCTGCCCGTGGGCGTACTGGAATGACCACGATGTACGCACGATCGTTACGCTTGGGCGTTCCATCGGATTCGACCCAAAAATGGACATGCCTTTCGATGGCGAACGGCACAACGCCCTGGCTGATGCCCGTCATCAGGCAAAATATGTTTCCGCTATCTGGCAGAAACTAATTCCTGCCACCAGCACAGAATTATGATTTTCCCGGGTGCAGCCGGTTTTGATGGAGAAAATTATGAACACCTTGTTTTTACTGATGGCTGAATTCAATACCCCTAACATTGAACTCTCAGCAGTTAGCCAAAAGTACTTTGGCATGAGTCCAGCCACGGCAGAAGCAAAAGCAAACGCTTGTAAGTTGCCCGTTCCAACATATCGCATCGGCACATCACAAAAAGCAAAACGTTGCATCAATATTCAGGATCTTGCGGAATACATAGACAAAAGACGAGAAGAAGGACGAGCTGAGTGGGAAAAGGTCAGAACGGATAAACAAAAATATAACTAAACTAAAACCATGAATAACCCGTGTATATACGGGTTATTTTTCTTTATCGCCATCTTTTCTTGATTTGAACAATCCACTAACAACGAAACCAACCAAACCAACAATGCTAATTGTACTTGTACCCAGTAATGCAACGATTGCTTCAACTGGAGGCTTTCCTTCATGAGCAATAAGAAACGATACAAACATTACGGCTACAAATAAGCACCACCACGACATAAAACAAACCGTGAATGATGCCATTTTTGTCCGAAGTTCATTGTCTATTTCTTTACCAGTTGCGTCAGCTATCTTATCGCGTACTTGTGATTTGAGCATATCAAGCTGAGCTTGAAGACTGTCCATTCTGTGCTGCTGCATAAACTCATGCAATGCACCAGTATTAGAGCCAAACTCTTCTTCCTCCAGAATAGCTTTATTTTCTGAAGAAGAACCATCATCGCTCTCATGATTAGACGACTCAAATGCAGATTTAAAAACCTGTTCTTGACTGTCAGTATAGTTTAAGGATGCTTCAGAGCGACCATTTTCAACACCTGCAGCCGCTCCGATAAGTTTATAGATATCTGAATTGCGAGACATGTCATCCCTGAATATTACTTTTTCAGAGGCCCTGACATTGCTGTCGGTTATTCAATAAATCATGATAATAAGCCTTGATCGCATCATTTGAGATGATCGACGAGCCAATACCATTATAAGCTTGTGACCAAGGCGTACCTGGCATATGAGTTAGAGTTGATAACTCAATTCCATTTTTCGAGCCGTAAAATTTATAAACAGCCCCTATAATGCTCTCTGCTTGCGGATCCATAGTAACAATGCCACCAAAAGGAGCTACTGCTACATTCGTAACAGGCTTATTCCCATAATCTTTGAAAGCATCGTACATTCCGGGAATAACCGGACCGTACTTCCACGCAGAGACACATTCGTTGAGCAAAGGCTTACCTGTTAATGCTAAATAGTAACCATGGGCAATATAAGTAAGCTTCTGCAGTTGCATGTGGGTCAGAGGATTATGATGTTGGTTTCCCAACGTTATGAATTTATTGGCTATTTGTACCGGGCTGTACATAACCACCCTCCTCATTACACTGAATGTGCAAACAGTATCATCACTGTTATCTCAACCTAGCACGAACAAAAAAATTTTGGAAGATTGCAAGAGCAAATCACTGTGTTTATAACCAGTAAACAACTGTACATATACACAGGTTACAAATTGGTGGCGAATTATACCTGCAGACGTTGCGATGTCAACAAAGCTACCATCACAGTGTTTTGCATCTCACACTGTTTATGACAAAAAATCTTTTGATAGGTTCCCAATAGGCTCCCACAAAACACATAACCAATTGTTTTTCAAAAACGATACATCCTATCGAGCATTGGTGCAACGCTAAACCGACCACTCCAGTGAACGTCAGTTTTTTCAGGCATTGCGCTGGTTTGGTTGATTTTTTGCATTTCAGAATTACCGTGCATTTTCAAATGTAGAGATTATTTTATCGATATATCATTGGGTTATGTTATTCAGCATCACTGTTCAGGAGGCTCAATAGCGGGGTACTATACCATAACAACAGGAAGCGCCTGTCTCATTGCAAAAGAAAATTGAGATCAAATCAAGGCATGAAGCTCTCACGAAGTGATGGAAATAATCTTATTAGCCGTTAGCCTTGTTAAGGACAATGATAAACAATCCAGGTTCGACGATAAATAAAAAATCACACATTAAACTCCGGTGATATCTCTTCCTGCTAATGGCACTGATAGAAGAAAAAAGAACCCAATAAGTATTAGGTTCTTTTATGTAATGCCTTCCATACCATCGAAGAACTTCACATATTATTTCGCCGATTTAACCCCGAATAAATCATAAATTAAATTAGAAGTATCTGTAAGTATTTTAATCTTTTCCTTTGAGTTTGGGTCAAACGACTTAGCAAAGTCAATTAATTTCGGTGCAGCATCTCGCATTTTGCTTAAAATATCAGGTTCGAGCTTTCCTTCATTCACCAGAAGTGACATTTTATCCAGATAGTCATCAAATTTCATCCCCCCCCGGTCCGCCAGATGCTTCATCTCTCCCAGGTACTTCTTCATATCACGTTGAGATAATTCTTCAAACTGAGCTGTCAGATAGTTCTCATTATATTCATTAATATTCACTTTTTCTGCTCCGGCTAAATCTGTGTAGGCACTAGAATATGAAAGTGAAATTAACAGCGAAGCAAATAATTTTAAGCTGTTGTCATCATGTTCCTGGCAGGCATTAACAAACGTTAAAAAACCAGAACCTATTGCTTGAAAATGTATATTCGCTAAAGGTTCATTATCCTTAGATTCCTCATAAAATAGCTGAACCGTGGAGGGAAGGTCATTCTTAGTTTCTACATCAAAAGTACATCGTTCAATGGGAGTCGCATCTTTATTAGCCCCAGGATTACATATACTATTAATCGCGAAATGAAAAATAGCCCGGTCAACAACTGATGCAATAAAGTCACGATCGTTTAAATCCTCATCAGTGCAATCGTCAATATACTTATTGACCCACATTTTGAGATCATTTATTTGCTCAATTAAAAACACATTTTTTTTTACGTGCAT